ACTTGCCCAGGTTGTAGCATCTTTCATGAATGAATTTAAACTACGTCCATCCATGTCAGCATCCTTAAGGAAGTCTTCTAATTCAGGCAGTCCTTCAATAGTACCAAATTCTCTGTATGGTGCTTCTCTAAATAAAAATGATTTGTAAATTGACACAACTGAATAACAGTCGTTGCGTAGTGGTGTGTTGTTTAATCGTGCTGTGTATTCGCCATCTGTTTCTAACTGATACCTTGTAAGATGTTTAGCATCTCTATAGGTTTCGCCTCCCAAATAACTTTCAAGCAAATATCTCCAGCGTGGTTGATAAGTGTCATATAATTCATTACCTGATATTAAATGACTAATTTCTGTTTGGATTGTTTCTGTGATTGTCGCCATTCTATCTTCCTTTATTATACGGTTTCAGCAATATTATGTCCCCAACGTTGAGGAAGTGCAGGCGCAACCTCTCTTCGCAATGGAAAAAGAAATGCAACGCAATAACTTAATGCGTCAAACTGGTGAGAAAAGTCCTGCTTACCACCTTTTTCAGGGACTTGTGTCCCTTCGCGGAAATTATACTTCTCCATGCTTTCTATAGTGTATTTACACGATTTACTTATAAAGAGGCGTCTAATACCATCTGCAGAACAGAAACGAGCATTGGTTGCATTTATTCTGTCACGCACTGCATCGTGCTTACGCAGTGTTTTAAGTATGAATCCTGCGTTCTGTAGTATGCTATGGTCCGTTTGTCCATTGGCACTTGTCTTACGTGCCGCACCACTGCTGTCAGGATACACAAATATCTTTGAACTGGGGTATCTGTTCTTGAGTTCGTCCGCCATTTCTTGTGTGTTACTGTTATACATTGCAATCTCATCTATGCAATACATTGTTTCATTGTCACGCACAAAAACACAAGCAGTAACAGGCGCAACGTTGAAGTCCATTCCAACGTGTATAACCCTTGTGTCTAAACCTTGTGGCAGTTCTGCAATGTTCTTGTCTCTATCAAACGCCCATGCCACCCTTGCTTCTGTGGTTTCAAAACTTGCTTCAAACTCCTGGCGAAACTGTTTAAGACTCATTTCAGTCTTTGCTTGTTCTATTTCATCAGTGTCAACAAACCCTGCTTCAGCGGTTGTAAATGTCCAACTCTTCCATTCTGTTGGCAGTTGTTCTTGCATTTGATAGATATCATAAAACCAATTTGATTTACCTTTGGGAGTTGATATAAACATAGCACCTCCCTTTTGATCCGCAAGTGCTGGACGAATAATAAGGTTAAACAATTCTGGATCTACGTCTGCACATTCATCTATTACAACATAAGAAAGACTAACACCACGCAGTGCATCAATGTTTTCTGCACCTTTTAAACTTATGGTAGATTGGTTCTTGAGTAGAATAGTAAGTTCGCTTTCGTTTATCTTCTTTGCCCAACGCAGGTCCAACAGTTTTTCTTTTAGCAAACGCCAAGCAATCATCTTTGCTTGACGATAACTTGAAGTAATGTAAAAGATGTTTTGATTGGGGTTTCGTGCGTGATAGCAAATCTCTCTTATAGAAAGATAGGTTTTGCCTGAACGTCTACCTGCACAAATAGTTTTAAAACGATGTGGATCGTGTGCAACCTCTGATTGCCATTTTGCTAACTGCATAAACGTATTTATGCGTTGTGTTATTTTGACTCTAAATCATTGGTAAACACGATTGTGTTTGCTTTAAGTGTATTCAGTTCTTGCCTTACAGCATTTAGTCTTTTGTGAAAATTGCCGTACTGTTGTGTGATGTTTTGATGTTGTTGACTTAATTCCATCAATAGATCCTGCAACTTATTATTGTTCTGAATCAATTGATTGATTGTGTTTTGTTGCAAGACACTCTGTTGCTTCAACTGTTGTAGTTCAGCATATGGATCAAAGTTATTAAACATATCAGGACCTTCCCACCAATTGTTATTCTGCATAGTTGTATTTAACAGGACGTCCAGAATAGTAATCGTATATGATTACTTTGCCAGGTGTTCTACCTTTGCCGCAGAAACTTGGCATCTTGTAACCAGGTTCTCTCATTCTTGTTTGACATGGATCGTTGTTGTCATACATTGCCGCTAACCAACGTGGGGGTGTTGATGAACATCCTGTCAATGTAAGAAACAGTATGATTAGAATGATGTATATGGGGATACCATACTTAATCACGCTGTCTCCTCACAAGCATAAACGTCAAATTTGATAGTGCTGTCTTCAGCGGTGTATATTCTGCCCGCCGCTTCTGCTTGTTCACGGGTATCATAGTATTCCCCACTTTCGTCACTACCTGCTACCCAACACCACGTGCTTGTGTTGTTTGAAAGTGTGCCTGTGTAAACGGTTAATCCAAATTTACCCATTACGCTGTCTCCTTAACATAAGCAACACGGATATCTTGGTTAAGTTGACAAACAAGTTCTGTGCCTGTGTTATCAAACCAAATAAAATCTGAACGTCCGTCTGCCCATTGAATGTTACATTTAATTTCGCCACTATCAGTTTCATATCCAATCAGTGGATTAAGTGTGAACTTTGTGCCTTTATAAGTGCCTTTTAGTTGTGTCATTTGTTTAACTCCTTTTGTTTAACTGTTATATACAGTATACACTCATTAGGATAATTGTCAATTGGTAAAAGCGGTTTTTTTGGTATTTTTTATCCAAAATGAAAGGGCAGTTTCTCACCATGCCCAGGGTGTGTTTAATTACAACTTACAGGATTCAGGTTGTTATCCTGAAAGACAGTTTCGCATCATGTCCAGGATGAAGTGTTAGCATACATTCCGCACCACGCTTCAAACCGCGTGTAATTTTGGATGTCAGTTTACCGCTAACAAATTCTGTCTAAAGTCCAATAGTGCTCCAATTGTAAAAGGAGTTTCTTTCATTGGCATCCACTCAAAGTTTTTAGTCTCTTTTGTTCTGCTGTTGTCAGTGATGCTGAACAGCAATTCATTGCTAAAAAACTTCAGTACTGGTGGCATAACCATATTGCCGTCAGGATGTGGATTTGCCTTGTTCCAATTTTTAATCTCGTCATACAAATCATAATCAATTACATATTCATAATGCTGATCTGCTTCTTGTGCCACTTCAGGCGTGGTATCATAGTGATTGCCGTTGCTGTCAATATTCCAAAAGTGAAACATTACAGGTGTGCTGTCTTGCTGTTTGAAATAGTCACCAACTACCCAACCTGCCGCTACCTGACTGCCACTACGTGTTGCTTCAGCAAATGCGTTCTGCACACAATAGTTTGGTGTGCTTTCTGGGTGTGGAGCATAACGCACACGATCTACATAATCTGCGTTACGCAATTTTAATAAACGTCTTGTAACCTGTTTCATGTTTGACTCCTTATTGTTTAACTGTATATACAGTATACACTCACAAGAGGTTTTGTCAACTGTTTTTTGATTGTTTTTTTATCCAAAATGAAAGGACAGTTTGTCTGCGTGTCCAGGCAGTCGTAGTCCACAGTTAAAGGAGTCATTACTAATGACAGACGGACTACGAAAACTCAAATTGGCGTTCAAACATTGTAGGTGTTTCCCACTCTGGATCTAAACCGTCCCAATCTGAAGGAAAACAGTTAATGTCTGAATCTTTGTTCTGTATGGGGATTCCCATATGTTCATTGTACATTTCTGCAATGATACGCATTAACCAAAAAAAGTCTGTTTTGATTGTGTTTCCACTGTATGGATTTATTTTGAATTTCTTGCCGTATTCTTTGGCAAGTCTTTTCTCATCTCTAATTGAAGGATTACAAACATTTTCGTGAAATTGGTGATTGTTAAGCAGGTAATCGCTTACACGTCTAACCGCTTCTACAAAATGTTTGTTTTTGATATTGCGTTGTTTTTTGAACACTATTGCTGTTTTGATAATGTTCTCTATTTTTTCGTTCGTTAGTCCGTGCCAACGATTGATAAAGGTGCTTCTTGGTATTTGTCCATTTTCGTTGTTATACTTGTTTTGTTC